GCTCAAAATCAAACCAATCAACAAAACAAACTATCCTGCGGTTTCAAGTGCACTGGCTACGCTGCTATTAACCTCAAGCATCGGCTCAGGCTCACTACCTGCAAAGGTAAGATCAAAGCCGCTTCTATCTCCGAAAGCGGTACCCGTTCCGAGTGTACCCGTTGTGAAGTCAACGCCACGTGTGCGACCTACTAACCAATATTTGCCGTTATTATCTTTTGCAACTGCAATAAGTACGTTTTGCGCTAACAATTTAATTTCATTGCGCACCGCAACGTTTAATTTATTAACTACTAATTTCAACTCAGAAGCATAAAACACGGTTCCGTTTTGAACGTTACCCGTCATTGTTTCTGTTAAGGATCCAGTTTCTTTGGGAAGTTCGTACTTCCAAAATCTTTTACCAGATGCTTTTGTAAGACCTGTTACAACTCCGCTCGCTTCGGCAATAGATGAAACATTACCTTTTTCTATAAAGTATATTTCAACTAAACCGCCCGAGCTGTCTTTACAGTCTAATGTATAACCTGATGTAAGTGCGCAAGGCATTGTATTAAATTTTTATAAGTGAAAGGGGGGTTTTAACGCCCCCCTTATAAATTAGGCTTCGAACTTCACAATCTCATCAACAAAGGCGAACTGTACACCTATCTTCATGCGGGCTGTGAATTTGATGTTCTCATCATCTTCAGACCAACGAATCCAGAATTTATTTTCTTCATCAAGTAAGTCAGTACCTAAGAAGATGTTGCTCATTCTGAAAGCGTAGATACAAGCGTCAGCGTCAGCGCTATCCAAACCGTGAACAGGGATTACTTTGTAATTTGTACCCGGTACTGTGAACACCGCAGCGTTATCATCCCACTTAGCGTCAGGAGCGTAGTGGAACAAATTTTGATCAACATACGCCTGAATCAAATAAGAGAAAGTAGTCCATCCGCAGAATATACGAACATCATCCTTACCTTGAATCTTAGCAGGCAATGCTTTGATAACCGCTAAAACAGCGTTCTTTGCGATTGTTGCACTATTGATAGTAGTTGCAGGAGTACCGTAGAATCCAGTTGTATTTGCATTTGCAACCGATCCACCACCAGCAGTTACTAAAGTTTTGATACCATCAAACTTGTTTAAAAGCCCGTTAGATCCTGCACTTCCTGTTGCGTTAGCAGTCCACAAAGCAACCTCTAAAGCTTCAGCTATTTTCTTCGCTTTTTGATCTGTGTAGTCAGCAGCAAAGGCAGCAGTAGTATATTCACCACCAGCTTTCAGAGCTTGTTGAGTGTAGTAAGGCTCAAGATCCTTATCGCAAAGGATTTCATTTACTTTCACTTTACCTACTGTTAAAGTACGTTGAGTGAAGGTAGTTGTACCGGAAGCGTTGAATCCGCAAGCGCTATCATCTTGAAAGAATACATCAGTATCCATTCTTCCAATAGCTTCAGAAGATTTTACACCTACACGAACGTTACCCATTTTCAGGATTTCTTGCTGTGTTCTGGCTTCGAAAACTGAGTTCTTAACCAGCAGATCTACGTTTTGCTTAGTATATGCGGCTAAGCCCGTTACATTATACGCCATTTCTATTTATTGTTTAAAAAGGTTAATAATACTATTTAATTTTTCTTCTTTGTTATCCACTTGCTTACCGAATTTAAAACCGCTTTTCACAGGTTCGCTGGGTTCGGTTGTAGGCTCTTTTACAAGCTTTTCAACTAATTCAAAAAGCCCTTTGATAGCATCTTCGGATTTTGCAAAGGCTGCTTTAAGGTTTGCATTTTCATTTTCCAATGCAGAAAATTTGGCATCATAAGCAGAGAATTTCTCTTCATACTTTTTGCCTAAATCTTCGGCAGCGGGTGCTTCAGGCTCAACGGCTGCAGCGGGTTTGATTTCACTGATAACACCACCCTCACCGAGTACGATTACCGTACCATCTGCAAGCTCATGTTCTCCAACAGGAGCGGGCGCCATTGTTTCCTTTTCAACAGAAACAACACCACCAACCTCTAATTTATCAATGTAAACCTCAGTGCCATCTTTAAGCATATAACCGCCAAATTCTTTTTTTTCAGGTTCAGGCATAGCCATCTCCTTTTCATCTTTTTTCTCAGGCATGGTTTCCTCGAAAACCAGCGCTTTGACTTTTTGTAATAATTCGATTGGGTTCATGCAAATAAATACCAATACATATATTTATGGATATTTTGCTTTGTAAGTGATTGATAATTAATAAGATATAAAAAACCCCACTTAGAAAAGCAGGGGTATTTCTTAACCTAAACTAAAAAACTATGAACACAAACTTTTAAATAAATCTTTGCGGCGGGTATTGATTGCATCAAAATTAAAATGTTTATGGCAATATTCAAAGAGTTCTTTGCCTTTGCCCTCCCTTAAATCTTTATCCTCAACCAGCGCCCTAATATTTTTATCCCAATTCTCATAATACACCACATCTTCAGGAAAGCCCAAATAAGGATTAACCTTTGAAACAATCACAGGTATACCCTTTCCCGCCGCTTCTAATATCTTTAGGTTTGATTTATACCCGTTGAAGGTACTTTTTCGCAAAGGGATTAGTTTAATATCGCTCTCTAAATACATTTGATAGTACTCAAACACCGGCAAACCTCTATAAGCCATATTTGGTAAAAGCGCATCCGCCGTAAAGTAGCTTACCATCTTTTTCCAAATAGTTTGCTCCGTTAGATTGCTATCTGAATAACCACCAACAACCGTCTGCACCTTATCCTTTAAATCGCTATTCAATAGCCGCTTCATTACAGGCTTAAGTATCTTCAAATCCTGCTCATGCGAAATGCCACCCGCCCAAAACAACCTTACCAAATCAGATGCATTGCGTTCGCTTGTAAATTGATTTTGGCCGTATGGTATTGCATTCGGTAATATCTCGACATTCTTATTATGCGGGTAAACCCTTTCCGCCAACCGCTCATGGGTGCAGGTAACTAAGTCCGCTTCCCTTATGTGCTTTATAATTCGTGCATCGACATTATGTTGATTGTAGGTATCAAAGTCCAAATGCCAATTATCTAAAATCCAAAAATCATCAACATCGACAACTAATTTAAACCCGTGCTTTTTGCGAAGCTCTATTAAATCATCCTTGGGCCACAGCCTGTTGATGTTTACAATGTCGTAGTCAAAATCTTCAGGGAAAACATCCGTTATTCGTGCTTTATCCTTTGCCATTAAAGAAACAGGAAGCATAAGCCTGTGGTACCCGCAAACGACCTCACCTTCATTTACACCTGCATTATTTAAAGTCATTGTTCTCGTGGATGGGTCATAACTCACATACCTTCTGTTATTAAGCGCCAAATAAGTCAATAGCAGCCCATCAATATAAACCGAGGGCGCACTCGAAAAAGCATCATCTTGCAATGTAGTATCATCAGGCTCCATAACAGAAAAACCCTTTTCAACTACAAACTCAATATAAGGCTTTACACCTATAAGCCCCAAAGGTATCGCCTGTAAATTAGCTGACATTTTGCAATAATTCTTTTAACTGATTAACGACTAACTTCGCCGCCGCTTCCTCTGACATCTTCATCGACATTTTAATAGGCATCATGTCAAACATACCCTCAACGCTGAATCCTTTGAAGGTGCCGTCTTTTACCTTTGCCCATGACTCTTCGGCGTTAATCTTTGCGCCCAAAAACCACGTCCCATCGGGCAGGCTTTCAAACTGCTTCATTTTAGGAATGCCTTTACTTTCATCTGCAATCCATGACTGAAAGAAAACCAAATCCACAGGCTTAGCGCTATTGTGCATTTCGTTGCCGTTTGTCTGGAATCCCTTTTTAAAAAACTTTTCGGCAATGATACGGATTGTTTCTTTTGTAAAAAACACCTCGTATTCCGTGCCATCTTCATCACGCCTAAATATCTTTTTATCGGGTATCATTGCGGGACCAACTACAATGCGCTCCTCTTCATTCACTACTGCAAAGGCTTGCATCTTTTCCCTATCTATTTGCTCAAGTTTTCTTTGCGCCCATTCAACACCCGCATCACCGCCCCACGCTAACCACATAAGCCGCCCACAGCCATCGCCAAGCTCTTTATCTGAGTTTTGCCTATGCCTTTCAAATGCTGCCATACGTGCAATCGTATCGCGGCTTATCGCTTCGCCGTTCGCCAATTGGTTTGCTCTTTGCTTACCTACCGCCGTACCGCAATCACCCCACCCATTCTCTTCCGCCCATCTCAAAGCTATCTTTGCATTTTCACTCGCCTGCTTTGGGTAGTCCGTATAGCTTTCAAATTGCTGTTCGTTAAAAGCGTAAAAGCCAACACCAATAGCAGGCACATCCACTAAGGCTACGGCATCGACCTCAACGCCGCTCTCAATATCTTCTTTTATTGTCAGTTTATATACCGGTAATTCTTTTTCCATATTTTGTAAATTTAAGGATTTCCTATTGATGCATTTCTATTTATATACGCATTTCTTTGATCGTTGTTCTGAATGTCCGAATTCAATACATACGACCTCGTTGCCTGATTGCCTAATTGATTGACCGCCGCCGTATTTACCTGAGTGGCCGTAACCTGTGGGGAAAGTTGAGGGGCAACGGGTGCAGTAAGATTGCCAACACCGCCGCCGCCACCAGCACCCGGTACCTGCGTGCGTGCTATACTTCTTACAGCTGCAAAACCTCCTGCCGCAGTTGTAATTGTGGCAGCTACTTTTGAAGCAGTATTAAAAGGCTCTGGCAAAACTGACTTTGCTTTCCACACCTCAGTAATACCCAAAAAAGTATTTATAGTAGCCTGAGCAATAGCCAAAGCCTTGCCAGCTGCAGTTTCTTTTCCAACAACATCACTCAAAGCTCCTAATGTTTGACCAACCGATTGAGCTAATAAAATTCTATTGTTAGCCTCATCCTCCGCTATTTGCTTTCTCGTGTTTGCCTGAACTGCTTCATTAGCTGTTATAGTAGTTGTAACAGCTGCCATCTTAGGCACCATTGCAGAAAAATCACCAAGTTTTTTAGCATTAGCTTCCGTTGTAACTTTTATCTCTTCAACTGTAGCCTTATTAATTAAATCTTTTGTTTCCAAAAATCTTAACGCTTCAAGTTCAGAAGTATCTTTACCATACTTTTTAGCCTTTGCAATTAAATCAGCATATTTTTTATCTATATCTGATCTTTCCTTATCAAAATCATCCATTCTTAATTTACGCCGCCTTTCATTTTCATCTTGTAAAAATTTAGTATATTCTTTTTCAAAAGCTATTTTTTCATCATTATTGTTCTTTTTATCTTTTACGCTTTGATTATCTATATTTTGTGCAGATTGTGTAAGTTTACTCTCTTCAATTAATGCATTCTTCATTAATTTATTACCCTCTTCAGTAAATTTAACCTGCTGATCATTTAAATCCGTTAAATTATTTGCATACGATTTAGCTTGATCTCCTGCAAAAGCTGCCGCATTACCGCCTGACAAAATAGCGTTACCCAATGTTTGCCAAATTGAAGGCTCTATATCTTCGCCCGAAGCTGCTTTTGCTGCTACCTCAGAAGCCTTTGCATAAAATACCTGCGCTCTTGTTCTTAATTCAATGGCTTTTAAATACGTTTGAGTATATTTAGCCATATTATTTTCAGCCATTGCCACCGAGGTAGCCTTTCCAAAAGTATCGCCTAACTCTTTATTATACGTATTTAAAGCCTGCTCCTTTGATATTACACCATCCTTAGCCAATTCTAATGCAGTCTTAACCTCATTTAATTTAGTTTTTGTATCACCAACAACCTTAGTTACCTCTTTTTGAGATTCGGCATACGCTTTTGTAATGTCATTCGTACCCATAATAGCATCCTTCAAATCATCCCAATATGCTATAAGTGTAGCTACTGCAACCGCAAGCGCGCCCAATCCAGTTGCCATAATAGCACCTTTCAAAGTGCTAAAAGCCGTTACAACCTTTCCTCTGATATCTCCCGCTAAAAGTTTAAAAGAATCAATAGCTCCGGCTATTCCACTAATCCCTTGCTGCAATGCCATTGCGGATTGAACCTTTAATAAAAGTTTCTCGACATCCTTACTTTCACTACCAAACAATCCCATCGCACCCTGCAAAGCGGAAAAGCCTGCTGCTGCACCCTGCACCGCCCCGCCCAACGCTACAAACTTTCTATCTGGATTAAATGTTTCCGCTAACGTTTTTGCATCACCGATAGCATCTTTTAAACCAGCTACCTTTTGAGCCGCCGCTACAGCCTCCTTTGATGCGCTGCCAAATTTCTCATTCATCGCCACCAGCTCATTCGTTGCCGCCCGTAGCTGCTGCTTCATATTGCCAACCGACGATACATCAACATCTATCTTTAAACCTACTTCCTGCTTAGCCATTATTTATAACTTTTAATAATTCTACTTTTGTTAATTCGCCGCTCGTTGCATCAAAGTCCATCACCTTGTTAATCCGCCACAACACCCCATCAATAAATACAGGTTTGCTAAAATCAAGTTGCGCTATATCTAAATCAGTAAGGTAAAC